TGGCTGAAATATGCGGCCAAGGGAGAAAGCGGCAAGGGTATCAAGTCTACCGATGTGGAATACGCGATATCGGTGTCTAATGTCATTGCCCCGGTGGACGGTTGGCAGACTACCTCCCCTGAATGGGAAGCCGGCAAGTATATCTGGTCGCGGACGAAGATTGTCTATTCTGATGGCGAAGTCAAGTACACCCAAGCGGCTTGTATCAGTGGTGGGCGGGGGGCCGACGGCAAGGGCATCAAGTCCATTACCGAAGAATACTACCTTTCCTCTTCATCGGCCACCACAACCGGAGGCGAGTGGCAGACAGACTCTCCGGCGTGGAAAAACGGCTGGTATATCTGGACCCGGACAAGGATAGTCTTCACTGACGGAACTTTCACTGTCACGAACGCCATCTGTGTGACTGGCAGCAAGGGTGCAGACGGTACAAGCATTACCAATTGCGGTGAATGGGAAACCGGAAAGCATATACCTTACATGGGTATTACCAAGATGGCCGGACGTGTCTTTTTATGTGTCGCTCCTGATGGTACCGACAATCCTCCGATGTGGACTCAGACGACCAATGAGGGAAGACGCATCCTGCAGACGCAGAACGGCGGCAAGTCCTACGGTTATACCATTACCGGGGACTTGAACACGGCCGAGTATGAGCTGCTGGTGGAGAACGGCCAGGACGGGCGTGACGGTAGGGATTATGAGTGGATATTCAAGCATACGACAGAGAATATCGCTCCGGCAACCCCTGCCACCTCGCAGGTGGATGACTATGTTCCGTCCGGCTGGCACGATGACCCGATTGGTGTCAGCGAGAGCCTGCCATACGAGTGGGCTTGCTGCCGCACGAAGAAGGACGGTGTATGGAGCGCGTTCAGCCCGGCAGCCATCTGGGCCAAATGGGGCTTTGACGGCGAGTCGGCCATTGTAGCCGATTTCGACAACGAGATGGAAAGCATTGCCTTGACATATGAGGGGAAAACCGTTGCGCAGTCTGTGCTCAAAACGACCGTCGGCATGTGGTATGGTACGAAGAAACTACAGCTCAAGTCCATCTCATGCGTGACGCCTGCCGGTGTCACGGAAAGCTACAATGTCAATACGGGTGTGATAGCGTTTACCGTGGCTTCCGGCATTTCGATGCCTGCACGTTCAGAGGTCAGGATAACCGTTACGGCTACAGTACAGGATACGGATATAAGCCGTGAGCTGGTGTTCACTGTTACCGGGGTGCGTGCCGGTAATCCGGGCAGTGATGCGGTACTCTATAGGCTGGTGCCTTCCGTTTCTTCAGTCAGCAAACGGAAGGACGGCACTTATAGTGTAGCCGGGGTGTCATGTACACGTACCAAGTCTGTAGGCGGTAGCACTTCCATCACGACGGATGGCGTACTGAAATACAGTAAGGACGGAGGCGCAGAGGTCGAGATACAGAACGGCACGTCCATCTCTCCGAAGAACTTCACGACGCAGTTACAATTTGTCTATTATGTGGGTGGGCAGGTCGTGGACCGGGAAACTATACCCATGGTCGTGGATGGTAACGACGGTAATCCAGGAAAACCTGGCGGTGACGGCGAATCCGTCAAGGCTGGCGGTGAGTGGCGCACAGCTAATACTCCATTCAAAAAGCTCACCATCTGCACGATGGGTGGCCGGTCATGGCTCTCCAAGGTTGATACATCGAATCCACCTCTATGGACAGTCAATGACAGTCAGGATAGGCGCATCCTACAGACACAGAACGGTGGAAAGAGCTACGGCTATATTCCTACCGGAGAAGTGAACACGGCCGAATGGGAGCAGCTTACCCAGGATGGCGGCATGGTATATCTCATCAGTACATGCAGCAATATACGGGTGAGCAGTGCCGGGTCTTTGGTGCCTTCAGCTTTTCGGGTCTATGCCAAGCGGACGCTTGGTAGCGCCACATTGACTTATCCGGACGGATATCTGACCGCACGGGGGTACAGCAACGGGATATGGAGCGCCATCGCAGGGCCTTCGAGGGCTTCCGAGATTACGGTCAACGCTTCTGCAGGGTATTCAACTTTCTCTGTCCGCTGTTACCAGAGCCAGGCTGACGCTTCGGCATGGAATGACAGTTTCATTGCGGAGATGTCCGTGGGTGTCAGCTATGACGGTTCAAGCGGACGGGATGCCAGTGAGCCGCGTCCGAGAGGTTTTTTCGCCAAGGGCAACACATATGTCTGGAATGAAGATTACCATGACATCGTACTGGCCACATTCAACAATCGCACCATTCCGTTTCGGGTACGGGCTTACGGTACGTCGGTCACTGTCGCACCTACCTCGATAGACGGTGATGCGAATTGGGAGGCGGCACAGCAGTTTATGTTTGTAGCTATGGATATGGCTTTAATAAGAAAGATACGTGCCGATGAAATCCTTGTGGATGATTTGGTGGTACAGAACGTATTGGCAAGGGATAAGAATGGAAATGTCACTTGTAACATTGATGGTGAGACTGGAGAAGTCAATGTTCAAGGAAAAATTACAGCGACAGCGGCATTCATAAAGATACATGGGTTTAGTTCCAATGAAGGCTACTTTTACCTGAACCCCAATTTTGGTTCGGATTTTGGCAATGGGCGTCCCAGTAGAATAGGCCAAAGTGAATACATGCTTCCCAGCTCTGCCCAATGTGTGGGTATGAAAATATCCTTGATCATATATAATAATTCTTCAGGGAGCACATATGGCTATGTGTCAGTTGTGACATCGGACGGATTTAATGATATGGAGTTGGTTGACGGTCAATACCATTATTGCAATAAAGCTCATATCACAGAGCCTGGTGTTTATGAATTCATATCATTGGGAGGAGTCTGGATTTCAACCAATAAAAATGGCATTTCGTATTCGTATGCTGATTTGGGTGACCATGATTACGAAAACCCGGTTAATTAACAAACTAATATAAATGGAAAGATGTATGAAAGTTTTTTATGAAAGCAAGTTAGCGAAATGGCTGCTGTGGCAGGGTTACAACACCATCACATTGGGATGTTTCGTCTTCACCAAGAAAAGCAAGGAGGAGATGAAGCAGAGTACACTTAACCATGAGGCGATTCATGTGCGCCAATGGGAGGAATGCATGATTGCATCCGCTGTGCTGCTGACGGTAATCATGCTGTTTACCGGATTCAACTTATGGGTATATCTGCTATGCCCGTTGTGGTTCTACCTCCAGTATGGTGTGGAGTACGCAATATCCTACATGTATCACTTATGCCGTAACCGGTGTTGGATAAATGTAGGTGATAAGGCTTACGGAAATTCCGCGTTTGAAATGGAAGCGGAAGCCAACGAAGAGGTAGACGGTTATCTTGATGTGAGAACTCCTTTTGAGTTCTTCAGATATTACGGAAAAATTTGATTTATAATTTACAAAACGAGTTAATTATTAAAATGTTAAATCGGGTAATATTTCCATCCGGAAATTATGCCCCTTAAATATGCAATAGTTATGGCTGAGCAAGATATTAGGGAG